GGGGACAATCCTGCCGCAATGTCTGTGTTTCAAGCGTATCAGGACGGCGGTCCTCAATCCGCAATGCTCACGCCGGAAGGAAGGCGCAAGCAGGCCATGATGAACGCCCTGAGCGTTTCGCAATCCGCTCCGTACATTGAGGCTCTGGACTGGATGTCTCAGTCGAAGCCTGGTATCCGCGAGCAGTTCGTCGAGCAGATCACAGATCCGGCGACAGGTCTGCCGATTGCTGAACGGCTCAAGCAGAACCTGACTCCTGCCCAGCGGGCGCAGATGGCATCCGCGTTCAGTCAGTACAAAAGCCAGCGCACAAGGTTTGCCGAGGAGAAGGAGCAGCGGATTGCGAAGAGTCAGCAGGACGCAGAAAAGCTGCGTGCATTCTACAGGTTCTACGAAGATGCCTCAAACAGGTACAAGGATGACCAGGATCCAGAGGCAAAGAAGGAGATGGACATGTACAAGAAGCGCATTGAATCCATGATCGGTGATGGCGGATCCGGCGGAATGTCTCCCGGTGGTGGTGCCGAAGACTCGTTCTGATCAATTCATACTTGATCTATTCCTACTCTGACGGTAAGCCGTGAGGCATGGAATCGATTGATGGAACTGGTCTTCCTTCCCAACCACAGACACAGCCGCAGGCTCCCAAGAAGTGGAGCGAGATTGAACAGGAAAGCCTGATCTACTCGCTTCCACCTGAGCAGCGGATGCCGATCTTCGACAAGTGGGTCAAGGACACTCAGAACTATCAGCTTCAGGCTGGAGGATTCGACAACCCGGAGTCCTTCCAGAAGTTCAAACTCAAGGAACTCCAGACCCGCCGCCGCCTCTCTTCCGAGATTGGTGCCGATCCGACTCCCGAGGAAGTCAATGCTGACTACGACAACTACGTCAACATCATCAGCAGCGAGCAGCAGAGGCTTGCCGCGAAAGCTCCTGACGAGAAGGCGTACAAGGATGTCATCGACGGAAACCGTGGCGCTGCCTTCGTAGGTGGTCAGATCGTCTTCAATCCGAAGGTCACCAAGGATCCTGCCGCTTATCGCAAAGCACTTGCAGAATCGGATGCTCCTGATGACATCAAGCTGATCTATGCCGGGAAGCGTGACGAGGAGGACAAGAAGTCTGTCGTCACCAGACGCAATGAACTTGCATCAAGGGTCATCACTCCGAAGGTTGCCGACAAGGTTGTCTCTGCGATCCAGGAAGGAAACGAGATCCTCGGCTTTGATGTCGGCACTCCTCAGTCCCCGGCTATCGTCAAGGACAAGTCAGGCACATGGTCTGTCGTTGATCCTGATTATGTGAACTGGGATGAATCCATTGTCGGTGGAATTGCCACCAAGGTTCTCCCTGCTGCCAATGCCCAGTACAAACCGATGCCGGAACTCAACGAGTTCCAGAAGAAGTACGGACTGACAGACGAAGAGATTCAGACCGACTACCTTGAAGCGCTCAAGCGAAGCGCACCGACATCCATTTCCCGCTGGGTGACCAATGCTGACTCGCTGGAGGACTACGTCCCTGTTCTCAACTCCAAAGTCAGGGTTCTTGATCCTGACGTAAAGCCGAAGGTCTTCGTGCCGAATGCGGATCTTGCCTTCGACAAGGAGGCTTACGATGCCGTCGTGGACAAAGCGAAGGCTCCGGACGAGGCGAAGGCTCTCGCCAAGGAAACCAGAACGCAGATCGCTGAATCCATTGCGGCACCGACATTTGATCTCCTCCTCCGCAACCGGGACGACTTTGCTCCGTATGCCAAGGACGCAAAGGATCCTCAGGCGAAGGTCGCTGCTGTGTCCAGGTACTACAAGGACAAGAGGGATCAGGCGTGGTACAATGACATCGGTGAGTTCTTCAGCCAGGGCATCGGTGGGATCGGAACCGGACTGACCAGGCTGGTGAATCTTGCGAACGTCGTGCCTGCAATGTTTGGCGACGTTGAAGCTGCTGAACGTGCTGCCGCAGTCCAGAAAGCCGAGAACGAAAAGGCCCAGGCCGCTGAGATGGTTGGTAGCAGGATGGGTGCGCCAACCACCATCAAGCTGACCCGTGACGTTGCTGCCGTCCTGCCGGATCTCGTCGCTCAGATTGCGATCTCAATGGCTACTGGAGGTATCGGTGCTTCTGCTGCTGCCGGATCTCTTGCAGCCAGGACCGGGGTTTCATACGCTGCTGCCCGTGGAGCAATCAGTGCCGCCATGGCAAACGCCGAACGAGGTGCCGTCAGGGCTGCGGTTTCAAGGATCCCCAGTATCGCCGCTGGCTCTGTGGATGATCTTGCTGACGCAGCAATCGCCACGGCGAAGCAGATGTCGTCGAAGAATCCTCTCAAGGGAGGACTTGGTCTTCAGCAGGCAGTCTCTGCCGCCACTGCCGGGATGAGCAGCATGGGAGGAACATTCCCAGAGGTGTACAGCCAGCTTCGGAATGAAGGCATGGCTCCAGCAAAAGCGCTGGATGCAGCAAGGAATGCTGCCGCAATCTCCGGTGCCATCACTGGGTTGATCACATACGGATTCTCTGCCGCTGGTGCTGGTGGTGCCGAAGACATCGGCACGATGAGCCAGCGCAAGGACGGGGAATTCACTGTCCGTGACTTGGTTGCTGCCGGACTTCCTGATGTACTCAGGTCTGAATACGGCAAGCAGGCAGTCATCAAGACTGCGAAGGGAATTCTCGGAAAGGCTGGATCGGAAGGATTGGAAGAAGGTCTCGATCAGTTCATCGGCGGAATTTCCCAGTACCTCACCAACCCGTCAGCAGAGGCGCAGGACAAAAAGGTTTCGGACATCATCCAGGAATCGCTCTACGCTGGCGCACTTGGATTCATTGTCGGTGGTGGTGCTGCTGTCGGTGGGCAGATCAGGCAGACTGCCGGGGGTCTCACTGCCGCGCAGATCGAAGCGGAGATGGCTGGACTCGCTGGTGCGCCACCTACTCCACCCGCTGCACCTGCACCTGCACCTGCACCTGCACCTGCACCTGCACCTGCACCTGCACCTGCACCTGCACCTGCACCTGCACCTGCAACGCCGCCGCCACCAGTTGCTCCCGCTGCCGCACCTCCCGCTGCTGGTCCAATTCCACCTGCGCCTACCGCCCCCGGTGCTGCTGCCGTTCCGCCAAGCCCAGTGCCACCCCCGGCTGGTGCCGCAACGGTAGTCTCGCCAACTGGAACGACGACGGCGCCGCATCAACGACCGTTGTCTCGGCTCAACCTCTTGGCGCAACAAGGCTTGCCACTCGTCTCGCATCCCAGTTTGGAGTGGACATCACGACCGTCACTCCGTCCGGGGCAAACAACACCGTCACGCCGAATGACATCCGTAATGCTGCTCGGCAAAAGCAATTGGCAGAGGCAGAACAGAATGGCGTTGCGCCTCCTGAAGAACTTCCGCTTCCTCCACCTCCACCGAATCCGCTGCTCAGTGAAGCTGTCGGCATGCAGATTCAGTACGAAGGCTACGAAGGCACGCTGATTGATGACGAAGGCAGACCCGCCTTGCAGACACCGGATGGAACGGTCATTGACATTCCAGCCACGTTCCTTGCTGACGAGGCAGTGAATGCCCTCGGCATTACAGTCACCGGAGATGCAGCGCAGGACAGAGCAGAAGTGCTTCGCATGTACGGCGAAACGGAAGGTGAAGCATTGCAGATTATCTTCGGCGGCATCACGACAGACACTGATTCCGTTGTCGATATGGCTGAACTCGGTGTCTCACTGCTGCAACGTAAGGGACGCAAAACCATCAGGGTGCAGAACACACCGGAGTTCGCACGCATGGCGAGGGGAATCACGAACGGACTCGTTCCTCGCGACATTGGCGTACCTTCGGAAACAAGGCAAGCCACAGCCGCAAGCCCAGTCACGGCCCAACGGACAAACCCCGCCGCAGTAAACGCAGCGTCAGTTGCTGCTGTCGTATCGCAGGTTCCCGGCGCATCAATCACTGGTGCCGCGCTCCAGCAGGCAGCGAACACTGCTCCTCCGGTTCCGGTTGAAGCTGCTCCCGCTACCGCTCAACCGCCAGTTGAAGCTGCTCCCGCTGCGGAACCTGCTGCTTCGACCGCAGTCGAAGAGCCTGCCGTGGAAGCGAAGCCAGCCACCCGCGATGCGACGAAGCCGGAACAGATGACGAAAGATGAACTTTCGGCATTCAGAAAATCTGAGGCAATAAAAACAGCTAAAGATGATCTTTCAAAAGCAAAAGACGGAACAGATAATCCGTATGCGTTTGGATTCAAAAGCAAAGCGGCGCTAGTAAGGGCAAGAGAAGATGCTTTACAAAAAGCAACATCGGAAGATCAAGACCCTGACGTTTTCGGAACTGTCATTGAGGCAGCAAATCAAAAGCGACCAATATTTGCCGGATTGATTGACTCTCTGAGTGATGTAGACCGGACAATTTCTCCCGGTCCAATGGGAGAACCAGGTGGCGTTGTGCGATCTGCAAGGAAGCAATTGATCGACAGCATTGAAGAAAAAGGATATGTCAAAGAAGGTGACCTGTATGTTTTCAAAGGAGAGAAAGAAGTTGCTGCCGTAAAAGCAACAGATGAGCCTTCCGTGGAAGCTCCGGTTGAAGCGACCGTGGAAACCAAACCAACAGAAGCAGAACAGAAGCCAAACATCCAACCAGTAGGTGATGAAGAACTGACTGCCGTTGAAAAGAAGGCACTCGCATTGACTAAACTGAAAGGAACAGAGCAGCGCACGGAAGACATCACGTTCATTCCTGATAGCTTGATGACTGCATCAAGAAGGAACTCCCTCAGAACAGAAAGGGAATCCCGCCAGATGTCTGATCCGAGAGGCGGGAAATTCATTGAAATCAAACGATACGGAGATGTCATCGGAGATCCAACGCAAGGCGGGTGGGCGATCATCGACCGCAGGGCAGTCATTGCTGAAAGAAGGGCGCGAACCAAACCAGCGGAGGCACCCGCCTCTCCGGTTGAAGCTGCTACTGAACCTGTAGCCGCGCCTGCCGCTCCGAAGGAAGAAACTCCTTCTCCTGCTCCGAAGGCAGAAGCACCAGTCGAAGAGCCGAAGGCGGCGGTTGAGCCGGAAGTAAAAGCACCACCAGTCCAAGGTAAAGCGGTTGAGAAGAAGACCCGCAGGCTTGCCCGAGATCAGGTGATTGATGTCGTCCCTGTGAACAAAGACATCCCGGACTATGTCGATCCTGCGATCAAGTCCAAGATGTACCAGATGCAGATTGATGGCGCGAACGCAGTCATCAACTCCATGGAGAGCATCGGTGCTGCGCTCAATGGTGACGGGACTGGTGTCGGCAAAACACGGCAGATCATTGCTGTGGCAAAATACTACGCAGACAAAGGTGATACCGTATTCATCATCTCAAAGAATGATGCGCTCGGCAAGCCGTATGAAAGCGATCCGCCAAAACTGACTGGATCAATGGACAATGATTCTGCCGACATGGGAGTGTCATTGAATCTGTTTGTTGATCAGAAACCAGAAAAAGGAAAGATCTACGTTGGTGCGTATCACAGAATTGAAGCAGAAAATATTCCTGCTGGATCTGTCGTCATATTTGATGAGGCAAATGAATTGGCAAATACATTCGGGGAACATCCGAATGATCCTGTCAGAAAAGAATGGGCCACAAAGTTCCGGAAGATTATTGAGTCAGCAAGGAAGATTTCATATTACACAGCGACACCTGGAGACAAGGTTCACCAGTTTGCATATCTCCATAAAGTTCTTGGTTTTGCTACTCCGAATGATTTCCTTGGTGAGATGATCAATAGGGGGGCAAGAGTAGTGAGTGACAGGAGGAGACCTGGAGAATACAAGGTTGTTTACAGCAAGGCAGACAGCAAGAACAAGCTGTTCCCTTGGATCAATGAGTTGATGGTAGGCGCAGGAAATAATGGAGGGTTCATTAAGCGTGAGATTTCCTACGAGGGTGTCTCTGTCCAGTTCATGGATGTCAAAGGAACATCTGATGAGAATCCATGGTCATCATACTACAAGGACGCATTGGCTAAAATGGATGCGTTCATTATGGCTGGATGGAAAATCCTTGCCCCTGACTCTGCCGCTCTTTACGCGGCTGAACTTACAAAGATTGGATCAACGGTAGATCTGCTGAAAAACGAACTGTCAAACAACAGAAGCGTTGTGGTATTCACGTCCAGGATAAAGCCCATGGATGTGAGGATCTCAAAGAAGATACAAGGAATGTACGAAGAAGAGACCATTCAAATGGTTGGATTCCAACTTGAAAGCCCGGTCGAACTTCTCAAGAATGAACTCAAGAAGAACAATATTGAGTTCTCTGAACTTCACAGCAAATCAAAGAAGAAGGCATCGCAGGTCCAGAAGGACTTCCAGTCTGGAAAGACCAAGGTGATCATTGCATCACTTGAATCAGGCGGCACTGGAATCAACCTTGATGACACTGTCGGGAACAATCCACGAACGATCATCTACACGTTTGCTCCGTACCGTGGGGTCTCTGCTGTTCAGGGCAACGGTCGAATTTGGAGATCCTCAACTATCCAGAACGACAACTCCCCGAACCGGATCGTCACCATTACGGCAACGGACATCTCGCTGGATACATCGAGGGCATCGGTGCTTTCCAAGAAGCTGCAACTCATGGGTGCTGCTATTGGCGGTGATGCAGTGAGCAGAATCCCGATGTCTGACGAAGACTTCAGCACTGAGATGCTGACTGGTCTTGAGCTTCCAGAGGACGAAGGCGCAAGTCAGTTTGAGACTGGCAAGAAGAAGGAAGCGAAGGTCTTTGGTCCGATTGAGGTGAAGTGGAAGGAAACGAAACCGGGAGCGAAATTCAAGTTCTCTGCGCCAGCGCCCCAGGAACTCAGCGATTGGTTCAAGAGCGTAGGAAGGAACAATCCGCTCGGAGTTGTTGTGTTCCAGACAGACTCTGGCTCCATGCTTGCGGTATCCAATGAGACCCATCCGCCGGAAGCGTTTGCCACAAACGGCCCTGCGTCACTCTCAAGAAAGCCGGGAACCACAGAGGACGGATCTCCGAATCCGAACGTCACTGACGATCTCAGCGTTTCGGCGTACACGGGTCGTCCGTACACCCCAGCCGAAGCACGCAAAGCAGGTGTTACCCGGATCGCCAGCGACCTTGGGTTGGTCAATGGGAACCAGGAATCTGTCTTCGGCGCTCTGGAGAAGATCTCCAAGTCCGGCAACCGCAGGCACAGGAAGGTAGCCAAGGATCTACTCAAGGTTCTGCAAGGCACCGATGTGACCGTCCAGATGATCTCGGTGGATCCATCCAAGAACGGATGGTTCGACCCGGCGACTGGAACGGTCTACCTCAACCTCGATGGACCGCATGAAACTGGCATCGTCGAGACGCTGCTGCATGAACTGGTTCACGCTGGAACCGAGAGGGCAATCAGCAATCCGGCCACCCCGGCGCAGAAAGCATTGGTGGATTCGCTTCAGAAGCAGATGGATTCCGCAAGGAAGGCGGCAGCGGATCTGATCAAGTCCAAGCTGGGCAAGGATGTGGATCTGACCAACTGGCGAGGACTGGTCAATGCGGCGAGAATGCTCAATGACTACGACTTCTTCGACGTGGTCTACGGTCTCTCCAGCCTGAGTGAGTTCGCAACCCATGCGACCACCAGCAAGGCGTTCCAGAAGTTTCTGAGCGGAGTCGGCAAGGACGGCAAACCGCTGGGACTGTTTGATCGCTTTGTCCGTTCGATTGCCAAGTACTTCACCGGGCAGACCGACATTGCCACGGATGTATACAACGACATCATCAGCCTCATTGGATCTGCCGACAAGGGATCAGTGCGGATGCCGAACATTGACCGTGAGAAGTTTGGTGAGTTGGTTGGAAAGCCTGCGTCCGAATCCCGAGGTGTCACTCCTCAGATGGATGCGGAGTATCTCTCTGCGGTAGAGCGCGGGGATATGGATGAGGCGCAGAGGTTGGTGGATCAGGCTGCGATGGCGGCTAAGTTCCAAAGAGAACTTTGGCACGGAACTACAGTTACAAAATATATTGAAGGGAAATCCATTGAAGGAGATGCATCAGCCCGCGAAAAACTTAAAGATCTCGCTGATAAATATGGCATCAGTGATTGGTCGTCTGTGGCAAGCATATTTGAAAGATGGGTAGAGTATGGAATGGCTACCGAAAATGGAATCACAGTTGAAGATGCCGGAGAAGCACGAAGACTTTACGAATCCTCAAAAGGAACCAGTGAGCGCGGAAAAGAAGCTATTGGTTTTGATGTATTCTCAATGCCATCTGAAGGGATTGAATTAGGCGTTCACCTTGGAACAGAGCAGCAAGCTGAATCATTTGGTGAAACTTTTAGATTTTGGGTTAATATTTCCAATCCACTTCGTTTGCCTGATTTAGGAACTTGGAATTACCAAAGCGTTATGCGTGAGGCTCGCAAACGCGGAGCTAAGATTTCTGAAGAGGAATATGAAGTGGTTTTCAATGCGCGTGACGAAAACCAAGCGTTGCGTGATCTTTTGATCCAGAAAGGATATGACGGAATTGTATATCGCAATGAAGCAGAAGGTTACGGGGATTCTTTTATTGCGTTCAAACCATCCCAAATCAAATCCGCCGACCCCGTCACCCGCGACGATCAAGGAAACGTCATCCCGCTCTCTCAGCGATTCAACCCTGAATCTCCCGACATCAGGTTCTCCGAATCCAGAGGCATCATTGACCAGCAGCTTGCGCTCTACGCTCCTGACCTCAAGGTCTTCGTTGAGCCTGGGGTCAAGGATCCGATTGCGTACAATGGCATCGGCCTTGTGATCAACGAGGAAGCGGTCAGTGAGATGGACGGGGACGACGTTCGTCTCCAGACTCAGCGTGCCGCTCTTGCGTCGAGGTTTGCCGCTGACAACCCGCTGGCTGCGGATGTGATCCAGAAGCCTGACCTGTTGTTCCCTGCGCTCATGGGTGATTCTGTGCGTACTGGCGTGGCGAGATCGCTGATGGATGCCAGTCGCTTTGCTGCCGACAACGGGATGCAGCCTCTTGCGATGGATCTCGGAACCAAGGCTGATGCCTTTGGAGCCACCGGGATCATGCTGTCCGAGGCGAGAGGGATCGGCTTTTCTGATTCTGATTACATATCAGCAATGAAATCTGGAAATACTGAGTTGGCTCAATTAATGATTGATGATGGCTCAGTAAAGATGAATCGAAAAATCTTTGAGGAACTTAACGTAAGGCCAGAGGCAACTCAAATAGGCACGACAATCCATTCAAGATTGAAATCAGCGGGAGTAATCTCTAATGATGATTTCAAGAATGGGCTTGTTTATGGAGATGGTAAAGGCGCGGCGTCCGCCGACCTTGGTGCTGATTCGTATGAGCCATTTCCTCCGAGCGACTTTAAGCCAACTTACTCAGGAGATAGATCCGCTGGAGTTGGTGATGCGATTGAGAAAAAATACGACACTATACTCAATACGTTTGTTCTTAACGTAGTAGACCCACAGACAAGAGACTTCATTGTAAAAGACATAGCAAATCTCCTAAATAAAGGAGGTAGGGCTGTGATTGTAACAAGAGGAACTGATGTCTTGAATTCAAAACCAGTTCAGGATTTCAGGGGAATGTCAAGGCTTCAAAGAAAAGGAAAGACTCTGACATATCAAAAAGGATTCACCCAGCAGGAACTTATCAGCTACTTATCTGAAGTTCTTGGTGATGGATTTGATGTTTCACCAGTTCGCGGAGGGTCGTCTTCTGATGTTCGTGTCCAGTTTATCAAAACAACAAATGAAAACCTTCCAAATCCACTTCCAATTCAAGTAGTCTCTCCAGCGTCCGAGGCGAGAGGGGTGACACCTGATGGTGTCAGAAGGTTTGATCTTGTGGATGCTGTCCGCGCAGCAAAGGCTGGCGAAGCGTCCACTCCATTTGTTGCCCTGAACGATCCAGCAGATCATCACAGCCGGGAATTCCGGGCGTCTTCCAAAAGAGGCAATCAAGCCAATCACCGACTTCGTGAACTCGGTATCGGAAAAGGCTCTGGAGGATACGAGAATCTCGTTGTCCGTGAAGCCGAAGAGCAGCACATTCGATTTCACGGAGTCCCTTGTGACTTTGGCCCTGAACGGTCTCGGTTCTTCTCCGAATGAGATTGACCGGACTGCTGTTCATGAATTCTGGCATGGTCTCTCCCGCTTCATTCCCGATGAGGAAATTGAGAAGATGCGCGTTGATTACGTCAAAGCCGTCAAGAAGTACATTGCCAAGAATCCGTGGTTCGTTCCGTTCATTGGAAGGACGCACTTGAATGAGGATCAGTACGACGATCTCTCTAGGATGCTGTCCAAAGAGGAGATGGACTCAATCCCGTGGAAGGAATGGGAGACTCTTGATAACGGGAAGCGGGTTCGCGGAATCAAGTGGGACAAGGAGAACTATCGCCTGTTCCGTCTTGACGAATGGGTTGTTGAGAATGGGGCGGATCTGGTTCGTCGAAAGCAGGAAAGACCAACGACATTCCTTGGCAAGATTGCTCGCCTGATCCGGGACTTCATTGACACGCTGAAGCAGGCTCTCGGTGATCCGTACCTGCGTGCGCTGGATGCGATGACCATGCCGGACGAGGCGTTCAATGCGGTCATTCAGAGGGATGGTCCTATTGAGGAGTATCCTCCAGTGATGTACGGAGGCGTAGCCGAAGGAATGAACAATCAGTTTGTCCTCGGGATGTACGCTGGCGAGAAGTCGCTGGAGAATATGCCAGAAGAACGCAGGGTGTTCATGCAGGATTCCCTGGATGCAGCAAAGGCAATGGCTGCGGCGGGCAAGACAAGCGAGGAGATTCGTGCTGTGACCGGATGGTTCCCCGGAAAGTACGACGGTAAGATGCGATGGGAGGTGCCTGATAATGAAGCGGAACTTAGGCTTTCTGAATACAGACAGAAAAGAAAGGACGGAAGCTCACAGGAGGATATTGTCCGTGAATTTTTTCAGGCAAAACAGCAATCCGCAATGGAGCTTGCATTGAAAAAAGCATACAATCTTAAAGGCAAAGACTTGATTGATTTTAGCCGTAGGTTTGATTCTGAAAAGAAGAAAGAAAATCTTGGTGTTTATTCGTTTTATCTAAATGAGGAGAATAGAAGCCGAGGAAGAATTCCTCTCAGCTACATTCTTAAGCATGATCAATTGTTTGATCTGTACCCAGAACTTAGGTTTATGCCAGTGTCGTTTAATGCAGACGACATGGAGGCAAGTCCATTTGCCATTGGCGCATTTGATCGTAGTTTTAATGGAATTTCACTAAACCCAATATATGCTTTTAAAAATGAACAGGATTCTCTATCTACTGTTCTACATGAAATTCAGCACGCAATTCAGCAGATTGAAGGGTTCGCTAGGGGGTCCAGCGAAACTGGCATGAAAGCTGTTTTTGCAGAAGCCAATCGCATACCAAACACGCCTGAAGCACGCGCCTTATGGGGGGATGAACGGGTAGATGCAGCCAACAAGATAAAATCTGCCGTAAACCAATATGACAAGACATCTGCTTTCAAAATGTATCAGCGTGCAGCAGGCGAAATCGAATCCCGTGATGTTCAGGCAAGGCAAGCGCTGACACCCGAGCAACGCGCCGCCGTTGCCCCATACAGCAGCGAGAACATTGCGCCGGAAGATGCGATTGTCCTTTACTCAACCGCCCGAGGCTACACCCCGGCACCAGGCACATACGTTGCGGTCCCATCCAGCGGATGGATGGCAGTGACAGGATGGATTGCGTCGAAGTTCAGATCCAGAGGCAACCTCACTCAGGCTGGGCTTGAGGTGGCGATCATGAACGAGCAGGAGAAGAAGGCGGCAGCAAACGCGGCACGCTTCCTTGGCAACAATCTCGGCAAGCAGATCGAGAAGGTCTTTGGCAGGACCGAGAAGGACACCAAGAACTTCCGGGTGTTCACGACCGATTCCAGCGGAAAGCCTTCGTTCACCAGACCGTATGCGTCTCGGGCCGAGGCTGATGCCTTTGCTGCGAAGATGGGGTACACCGACTTCATGGTAGCCACCCCGGAGGAACTGATGAACATTGCCCTTGGGAACAGCATGCCGTCGCTGACTCCGAAGCAGGAGGAGGAGCTTGAAGCTATCCGCGAGCGTGGCATCGCTGCCGTTCAGGCGAAGACCGATAAGCTCACCGAGCAGTACCTCCGCGATAACGCTGCCCTGATTGAGAAGATTCGCAAGTCCGGCGGAACTGCTGCGGAACTCGACAAGCTCAAGGACAATCGTGAGATCTTCCAGAAGGAGATGCTCAAGTACAACGATTCCCTGAAGGCTCTCTTTGAGGAAAAGTACAAGGAAGTGAACCGCAAGTTCCTGCTGGAGAACAAGGAAAAGTTCCTGTCGCTTCAGGCGAACGCCAAGATGTTCCTGCCGGATTCCATCCTCAATGAGATTGAAGAAGCCAGGGCGGCTATCGACGGCAGGTCCAAGGAGATTGCCGGAATCGACTACCTGATGAAGGACGGCATGATGCGGATCGTGTTCTCAGCGCAGGAAGGGATCTACGTCACCCGTGCATACGAGGCTTTTGAGTCGAAGAACCGTGAGGACTATGTGAACTTCCTCAACGAGGCGTACCGCTCCACGGTCGGCGGCGAGATGGTTGGCGGCAAACCGCTGAAGTATCGTGAGATTGCGCGTGAGCGGATCACTCCGCTGGTGAACGTCCTCACCGGGAAGATCATTGAGAAGCGGGCAAAGGACATCATTGCGGAGCAGAACGCAGACATGGTCAGCGATCTCCGTGATGAGATGCGGATCATGGACGAGAAGTCCATGTACAAGAAGGACAGGAAGGACAAGGAGATGGACATGTACTTGTACCTGAGCGACGAGTACATTCTGGTCAGGGCAAAGAATGAGGTGAAGCGCAGGCGGGCGCAGTACCGAATGGAGTTCATCCGTGGGATTGCCAACTACCTTGTCAGCAACCCTGCCCTCCTCGGTCTTCCTACTGGTGCCAAGAAGAAAGAGATCCGTGCTGCCGCCATGAAGATGGGGCGTGATGCCTACAATGACCCGGATTCGTTTGATAAACTGATCACCGACTCCGCAATCGACCGGATCAAGCTGCTGAAGTACAAGCTGATCTCAATGGGTGATGCCTTGAATCTTGCCCGGTGGCAGTACAAGACATCCGAGAATCTCCGTGTAACTGGCAAGCCGGACACATCTGGAATCAAATGGCGCACGTCCATCGGGAACAATCAGAAGCAGAGCTTTATTGAAGCGCTCAACTCGGACTTCCAGAAGAACCTGGACTTCATCCTCGGTGCGCCAGTCAGCGGATCCGGCGGCAAGGGTGTAGCCGATAGCTGGCAGAAGCTGAACGATGAGATCCTGATGCATCGTGACAACATTCCGGCGTACATGCGGAAGTTCTGGGGAGAGACTGAGTCACCAGTTCAGAGGGTTACCGAAACGATCACGAAACAGGCATCACTGATTGCGGATGCAGTGTTCCGTGAAAATATTGCCAAACTTGGACTAGAAGAAGGCTGGGCCGTAAAGAAGGAGGACTACGACAGCAACCCAAACAAGTACCTAGGCTACAAGCGCATCATCGAGGGAGACGAAGGATACGAGGACAATCCACTGGCTGATATTTACATTGACGGAAACATCTACAACTCGCTGGAGATCCGCAGGTCCGGCAATCAACCTTCCAACAATGCATTCAAAGCCATTGGATATATGGTTGGTGCTGCTCTCTGGAATGCGACATCCGGCTTGATGCGTGGTGCAGTCCGAAACCTTGCGTCATTCCCTTCGTGGGGGATGAACTCTGGTCAGAATCTCGCCAATCCAATCACAATGGCGAGAGTGATTTCCAACTTTGGCATCGCATCCGGAGCAATTGCTGAACACCTTGCCACCGTGCCGAGAGTGAAGGGTGGAACGGAAGGCGATCCAGTATTCTGGAAATGGAACAAAAATCTTCTTTCTGGCCTGCTCCAGCTTTATTCGTTTACTGGTCCTGGGTCGAAGGTTTTTGGTGGTGTCTCCGGTGTAATCGGAACCATTTCCGATGTGACTGGCAGGGCGGAAAAGGAATCCGACCGCAAGGCGTTCCAAGATCTGTACACCAGGGCAGTCAATGTCGGTGTCGCTGACAACAACATCGAACGGAACGACATGGCGAGGCTTCTCGGGTACGAGGACGAACTCACCCGCAGGCCGATCACTGGAGGTAAACTCGCACGATTCCTGCCATCGTGGATGCGCCCTGATGACATGCAGGGTGCCATGGACTACCTGGTCCAGACAGCCAAGTCCACAGCAGGGAATCGTACCGAGTACTACTCCTCAATGGACTCGGTGACAAAAATCACGTTCTGGCTCAGTGAGATGGAGGAACAGGCGAAGATCCACGCCAAGGACAAGGCTCAGTTCAATGAGTGGCGCGGAGAGAACGGCATGTTCCAGAACCTCCCGAAGGAGCTTCAGATCAAGGCCGCGAACAACATCAATGACACCATCCAATCTGACTCTCGGGTTCTGGAAGGCGTGAATCAATTCCGCAAAAATGGATGGGGCAAGATCCTCTCTCCGTTCCTTGCGTCGAAAACCGAGTTCATCCGCACTGCCATGAACTCCTACAGGATTGCGCTGGATGAAATGAAGAATGGAGTTAATCAAAAAGAAAAAATCAGGGGCGCAAGGCGTCTTGTCTCTGCACTGACTGGTCACATCGGATACCCTATTGTCGCAAAATTCCTCGCAGTTGCTGTCATGCGGATGGTTGGTGGTGGGGACGACGAGGAGAAGGAAGGCGTGACGCTCGACAGTTCGCAGATTGATTCTCTCCGGAAACTTCTGCCAGAGTGGGCGCAGAATAAGGTGCTGGCTGGACGCGCATACGCAAATGGCGAGATCGACTGGGCTGACGTTTCGTTCCAGCTTCCGTTTGGATGGTCGAATGAAATTGTGATCTCTGCCAAAAAGGCAATCGACAAAGCCAGCGCTGGGTAACTTCGCATCCAGGCAGATTGCAGTTGAGGCTGCGTCCAACGCTCTTTCTGGCTTCGACCGGATCCGGAACAAGACGATTTGGGAAAAGGACGACAGTGTCTACGTCAAGATCGCCAAGGGGATCAAGTACTACATGAATGCTGCCGGGTATCCTGGTGACGTTCGTGATGCCATCAAGATGTACAAGGCTGCATACGGGATCGAGGAGAATGGCAGCAAGTACAAGATGGATGCAGTCCTCCTGTCGATGCTCACTGGTCAGAGCATCCGCACCCAGAAGATCGACGAGATGTACCTCGCTCAGATGCGGCAGGCCCAGGATGACCTGCGTATCGTGAACCGATCCCTCTACCAGTCGGCTCTTCGGGATGCCAATGACGTGGAGCCTGAAGATGTGATTGCAGACACGAAACTTGCCATGACCCGCCACGCCGAAATCATGCGTGAACTCGGGCAGATGTTCTCCTCGGCAACAAGCCTTCTGGAGGCTGGCGGCATGACTCCGCGAGATGCCAAGAAGAAGATTCTTGCAATCATGCGAAGCGAAGAGGTAAAACTTGATCAACGTGACGAGCGGGCAATCGCCAACCAGTACATCCCACCGTGGCGTGGATCAGATGTCACTGAGAGGAAGATCCGCAGGTTCGACCGCAAGTATGATGACGGTCGCTTGGAGGCTTACCTTGACGCGATCCGCAGGTAATTGTAGTCCGGATTCATGACCACCATCGACATCACAAAAGATACGCCAGAGATGGCGATCATCAACGCAACCATCACTGCCGTGGCACAGTACGTTGGAACCAAGCACCAGATCCCGCTGACCTCAGTGGTATCCGGCATGAGCATGGGGAACCATATCATTCCGGCAGTGCAGGTTTCTCTGGCTGCATACCAGGATCGCATGCTTCAAGCCGCCAAGGCTGCGTCTGACGCCGCTCAGTACATTGCGCCTCCGGTTACGCCGCCACCACCACAGCCTGCTCCTGCGCCAGTTCCTGTGCGTCCTGAGCCTGTCCAAGAACTTCCGCCGCATCCGGTGTATGGAATGGCTGGAGCCACGCTGGTCACCACTGGCAGACCGGAAGCGATTCCTTCGGCGTTCACCCCGGCACCGGAGTACTCGCCGCCACCTCCTGCTCCAGTGCAGCCAGCACCTGTCCCGGTCGCGGAAGAGCAGGCTCCCGCTCCAGCGAAGAAGCGTGGCAGACCGAAGAAGACAGCCTGAACCACCAGAACCACCAAAGGCAAACCCCCAGCCGACCGAGATGGTTGACTGGGGGTTTGTTGCTGAATCCGTGGATCGCAGACCATTCAGCGGTGATCCGATGAACCGACAGCACCGGGAACCAATACAAAACCCGGCACACTTCGCAAGCTCTCACGGTTTACTTCTGTCCGACCATTCTTCTGACTTCTTCTTTTTCTTTTTCTTCTTACGCTTCTTCGCTGGTCCTGTCGAGAGATTTCTTTTCACTCTCGCACAGGCGCACCAAGGAACCAGTTTCACCGACTTGTCATCCAGCATGACCAGTCTGACCTCATGAGGTTCAGCGGGATACTGGACTTTGTCGGTGACTCCGAGCCTCCCGGATTCTCCGTCCACTGCGACAAGGACATGAACCACGACCCCTGTATCCGGTCGCCTATCCATGCACCTTGCCAGTTCCTCCTTACGTCTCACGGGATGCCGCTTCCCCGGCGAGCGCAAAATACGCTGCACCGTCCTCGTAGTTGTCCGCCTTGAATTGACCTTGGCGGGACCGGACCATCTTCAGAAATGCCATAAACACCCAGCCATCTTCATGAGTGAGCCGATGCCCTGTCAGCGCATTGAACATATCGACAGTCTTTTCGATAGACCGCTCACCATCGGGAGCGTCGTACTGTTCGTTGTAGACAACTCCGGTGTTTGCGTTCCGATGTCCGCGAAGATTGAAGTGAACCGTCACCTCGTCCCCGCTTTCAAGGTTCTCAAGCTGCGACACACGGTCGCCAATCAACTCAAACCGAAGGGTCTGGTCGTACTTGCCGTCATTGAAGTCGATGACGAAGTCCTGTTTGGTGAGTTTCCCGAATTGCTTCTCAGGGTGAATCTCAGCGATCTTGCCGCTGACTTGGAATCCATTTGATGTAGCCATGTTGTTTATTTTTATTTCAGGTGATCTTTGACGGTAGTGACCGCTCCATGCAGAGCAAGCTCAATATCCTTGAATGGTCGCTGTAGTTTTCTGTTTTTGTAGAACATGACGCAGAAGTCTTCGATGACTTCCATGTCTGAGGTGAATTCATCAATCACTTCCTTGTCCCATTGCTTATGCTTGCAGGTGGGATCATCAAGGATTTTCTCGGCAACGGCGATGAATTCGTGAACTTCCATGGTATTTGTTATCTTGATTCTCTTGCGGCATCATATGCCAGATCCGAAAGATGGTCGCAGTGGTCGCACTCGCCCTTGTTTCCGTGAGCGCATGGTGGGGCGCATTCCGTGGAGCAATACACGCAGTCCGTCTCCTTTCCACAGGTGGCGCATTGGTTCTTCCAGTCGTCCAGTTCCACTGCTTCGATAGGCTCAATGTCCGGCTGCGGCTCAATGCGTTTTCCGCAAGCACCACAGACACAGACGCCATCATCAGTGACATCCATCATGTCTCCGCAGCATTCCGGTGGTTCCGGGTAATCCGGCGGGTCGTTCCAGTAGTCATTCATTGGCAGCTTTCGCAGTCTGGGTTGTCCATTGAGCAGGCAGGTCCAAGGGTGGTGTCACCGAAGTCGTCTTCGGGATCTGGCTCGGGCTGATTATCGGTCTGTTGGTTTGGTTCCATCTTCTTTGTGGGTGATTACGAAAATCGGTTCGCCATTCTCATCGGCCCGGTACTCGGCAATTCCATTGCGGATCAGGACGGAACGGTAGTGCTTGAGTTGATCGTCTTGTGGGATTGTAGCTGTGCAGAGAAAACCACCAACAAAGCCAATACCAGAGAAAAACAATCCAATAAGAAACTTATCATTCATGGTCTTGATTTCTGTCCTTTCACCCGTTTCCCACCCCACTGAGGCTGGCACTTGTACAGCTTCCGCATTTTGCGAATCGCGTGATAACCCCACTCAAGTTCCCCGAACTCAGGATCCTTGACCATGTCAGCGATCACTTCGTTGTGGGTCTTCTCGCCGCAGAGCAGCACGAACTTCTTCCGAAGATCCTCTCTGTGCTTGAGATGGTGACCGAGCGTGTCCTTGGTGAGTTCCATTGTTTCTGGTGGTTATGATTGATGTGAATTCAACGCAACATACGCAATCATGTACAACGCGCCATGATTATTTGCGCCATGCCTTCTGAGGTTTCTCCTGCTTCCTCCTCGGCGGATCATCGTCATCCTCGAAACGCTGTAGCGCACCATTCCGGCGGACTGCAACGCTGCGGTTGGATGCGCCGAAGCGGTTCTTGAGGATCTTGATCCTCCCGGTATCGGCAGTCTCCTCGTTGCCGTCCTCGCCTTCGTGGACATCCATGTCGATCCGGAGAAACACCTGTGGAGCATCAAGGATTGCTCTCGCGTCACGGATCATGCCGTCGTCATTAAGTTGGACTGGAGCGATGAGTGTGCATCCCAGTTCCTTCCGCAGCCTCTCTGCCGTCTCGGAGATTGTCTTGAGCATCTGATCCGCCCGCTCACCGGAACGCTGGGCGACAGGCACAAGCTGAAGGTAGTCGATCACGATGAAGTCCAGGGGCTTCTTCCGGTGAAGATTCCTGGCATGGGAAGCAACGCCTTCCAGCGAGATGTACGGGGATTCGGTGTAGTGCAGATCCCACCTTCCAAGGGACTCAATGGCTTTCTGAATCCTGGTGAAGTCGCCCTGTTCCCGCAGCGGAGTGCGTCCCATCACCTTGTCGAGAGGGATACCCGACTCGCGTGCCAGATCCCGCATCACGATCTGGATTGCGGACATCTCGTAGCCAACCACGAACCCACGCCTGCCAGCGGACGACAGCCTGCCAGCCATCTGCATCGCCAGCAGAGTCTTCCCATGACCCTGCTTTCCTCCGATCAGGATGTACTCCCGGCGGATTCCTCCAGCCAGCAATTCTCCCTGCTCAATGATGTCGATGTATGAAAACAAAACATCCTTGATTGGAATCAGGTTCGCGCTCCTGCTCTGGACGGTGGCGGTATCCAGTTCCCGGATCATCGCTCCAACCTTTTCTCTCCAGTCATCCGGCCCATCGTAAGCGACAGTCTCCAGCCGGGACGCTATCTTTGCAACGCTACGGCGTCTGGAAGCGCTCCTGACGGCTTCGCAGTATGATCGTACCGCAGACGGCGCAGACGCTGCTGTGGCGATTTCTGAGATGGTTCCTGCTCCTCCCACGGAATCCAGCTTCTGAGCGTCAATCAGGTGGGCTGTAAGCGAGACGGCATCCACCGGGTTCCCGTCAGCGTGACGGGAGATGATCAGGTCGAACAGGTAGGCACAGTGTCCGGTGACGAAGTCCGAGGACTTGATGATCTCAATCGCCTGGTCGATGGCGTACTCCGGTGCCTGCATCAGGCAGGAGATGACTGCCCTGTCCATTTCCTCCGACCCAGGAGGCTTCTTCAGTTCATTGTTCATTTATTGATGTTGTCAGAATGGTGCCTTGATCCGCTGGCGCTTCTCGTTGACCTCCACCCTCATCGTGGCAGCGACAACCTCCGCGTAGTTGAGGCAGAAGAACGACGGGTCGTGAGCTTTCGTCAAGCACCCTGGGGCATACGGTTTCGTGGATGCCTGCATCGCATCGTGGTACGCATCGAGAAATTCATCGGCAGTCCCGTTCCACCCGGCGAGGAAACGCTGGAGGACTTTGGCGAACTTTGGGGAGAACGGAAACGGTTTGCCTGTGACGTGGGTGTACGGCTGGGCGATCTGGGAAGTGATCTCATGGTGCCTGGGATCCTTGGTCTCGACCGGAGCGGTTGCTGGTCTTGCTGGTTCCTTCCGTGGAACGGAAACCTTCGGCACCACCTCGGCAGGTCCGTCAGGACCGAAGAGGAAATCTCCTTCCTCAGACTCCTTCCTCTTGCAGTTGTCTTTACTATTATCCTTATCCTTACCTTTACTATTACTATTACGTTGAAGGACTCCTTCAAGGACTCCTTCAAGGACTCCTTCAAGGACTCCTTCAGGGACTCCTTCAAGGACTCCTTCAGGGACTCCTTCGGATTGCACCTTGGATTTCCCACGAAGAAGACCACCCTTCTTTCCACCTTCCCGTTTAGCCTTAACGACTTGCTCGCTTTCAATCGGGTAGCGCCACACAATCAGGTCTCCATTCTCTCCCCAGGACCAGAGCGGGCATTGCTGTTCGACCTCGGATCGAGTCAGACCGAGAGCCAGCCACTGCCGATCAGTCCAGGAGCGTGCGTTACTGATAACTCCACCGTTCTCATGGGTGCAGCAGTACTTCAAAAGATACAGCCAGGTCGCCCGCTGTACGGGTTCCGCGCCGATCATTTCCGGCTCTTCAAGCTGCGTGATCTTGATGTTGATCCAATTCATCTGGGCAAAAAGATGCCCCACCAGTGAGCAACCCGTTTTCACGGCACTGGTAGGGCAAGTTGTTTGTGTGTGCTGGATTCGACGGTTGCTACGCCGAGTCTTTCGCAGACTGCCTCAACACACTTGCTTCACGCCGCAACCTCTTTCTTCCGGGCAGGCTTGTGCTGGCAAGTCTCCGGAGCGAACTTCTTGCGGGCCATGGAAACCGTTGTCGGCTTGATGCCAAGCTGGGCGGCAATGTCAATGGTCCGCAGGGACCAATCGACAGTACTCCAGATGTGCTTCCGTGGAGGTTTCGGACCTCCGCTCTTCTTCCATCGCTGGTAGGCACCCATGTACTGCATGCCAGTTTCCTTGGCGGCAGTGGCGATGCTGGTTTTGTTCCAGTCGATGGCGGCGAAGTACTCGTCTCGTTCTTTCTTTGTCATAGGGTTGGTGGTTTGGGGGATTTTTCAGACGACCTCAACCCACTCGGTGACGGTCAATCCTTGTTTTCTCCACTCGGTGGCGACCAGGGGGTTATAGGTTTCAGTGGATGATGTCTCCCATTTTCGGCGCGGCTCCGGCTTGATGCGCCAGTGGTTTGGACTAGATGACAATGTGGGACCGGATGTTGAGTCCGTTGGTCTATCTTGCCACGAATCTTTATAAATCACCTGCGCGGTCTTTCCTTCCGCGATAGCGCCGTAAAACTCGGCGAGCCACTTTGCTTTTTCAATTGGTGTCATGGGATTTGGTTTTGGTTTGTATGATTCAGATGTATGTCCTTCGATTGTACTCAGCAATAAGCAAAGCATCCGCAATTGCGTGTGTCACCTTGATGTCCGGGAACAACCGCTGTGCTGCCGCCTTGGAGATGTTCTTGTCTCCCTTGGTCATGCACCCGAGGAACTTCTGCCACTTCGCCGGGGTGATGAACTGGTACGGAATCTTCGCCGCGCACAGTGCCATCTGAAGCTTCCCGAAGCCCTCGCCAAAGGTGAAGGTCGATGTCACTCCCTGCCCCGGCATGGCGTGGACCTTCTCAAGCAGGGCAAATCTTGGACTTCCGAGTGGACAGATGCTGTTGAGTAAATCCAACAAGTCAGCGTCATCCGCTGGCATCTTGAACGCCTTGGCTCCGGATGGGCTGATCACTGCGACTCCTCCGCTCTTCCCTGGGTCGATTCCGATGTAGTTCATTCTGGTATTTCTTCCGATTGTGATTTGTTTACAATGACAAATTTCCCATTCGCCGCCTTCGTGATCATGTCGTTCCGGTCAGGGTCGTACCCATCTTGGTCCGGAGCGATGGAAATGAACTGCACCACGGCACCCTGCCGCAGCACGGTCGTCGCACTCGGATCTCCGATGCTCGCCCATATCGGGTAGTGTCCTGTCTCAAGGATTCTCAGGCGCATGAATTCAGTCCTTCCACTTCGGCCACAGGAGATTCTCGGGGGCGGCAGGATATCCCGGCCATACCCCGGTCTCGGTGCATTGCTTGTGCAGATCGATGATCTTGTCCATCTGCCGCTGTCCTTCCTCGATTGCCTCATCTGGGAAGACATAGGGCTTCACCAGATATGGTTTGGCTGACTCAACCGCCAGCAGCATGTAGACTGGTTCCTCCTCCAGTCCTTCAGCCAGAGAGACTGCCTGCGTGTACCACTGACGCTGGATGTGGTATCCCAGCTTCCGGCACTTCCTGGAAAACTCAGCAGGCGATGCGTCACCCGTTGTCTTCAGGTCGACGATCATTCTTCGACCTTGGGAATCATATCCCAGCATGTCCGGAAGAGCCTTGATCGGAACGCCACGGTACTCAGCCAGCACCGGAGTCTCGCGCACCGGGCAGAGTTGCATGACCGTCTGGAAGATCGGATCGTTCTCCAGTGCCAGCCTCATGCCCATGACG